AATAAAATATCTAGTGTAAATTTTCATCAAAAACAAGAATTCTTTGCAACAAAAACAAGAAAAGTCAAACTTTTGGAATGTAAAAAAGTCAAACATTATGGACAGAAACTAAAATGCCCTGGGTAAACAGCCTGGTCAATAGTTGGTGATGAAGAGCTCCTTGCCGATGGTGGGAGCTTTTTTATTGGCACTATACTGAATGTGGTGGATTCGTGTCCGTTAGCCAGCCGGATGTCCGTTAGCCAGCCGGCGAAGACCTCGCAAATTTAAATTCCTATCGCTTTTTTGAGATTAGAACTATTGACCCCTAAAAAATGTGACAAAGAAATTCCAGAAACACCATTTACAATACCAAACCATCCGTCAGGGGATGGCTCTGATCCGCAACCGTATAAACAATGTACAATATCCGTAAATGTTTGCCAGGCAATCGCATCGCCTGCAAATAAATCACCGGCACCCTTGCGTGCCCCACCAGCACCAACATCTACAGATCGGGACCCAAGATAGCTCGGATATATTGGATGAGCTGATGTATGATAACACGCGATTTGATCGCGTAATTCACACTCAATATCTAATCCGGAAAATGTCTGTAAAGATCCAGCAGCAACTTCTCCCAAATCAACATAATCACGTGGTGTTGGCGGGAGGCCTATAATCGATCCGACTTTGCATATAGCTGTTGCCCAGTTCGATACCCTAATTTCAACGTAATTTATCCGCCCGGCACCAGTAGCCGGATTAGCTGTACTAACCGCAGTATAGCCGCCACCGACCCAAGCAAGGTTGGACTTCACCATTTGACCTATCGTAAAATCAGTCATTTTTTTCCTTATTTTAGTGCTTTAATGACAGCGACTCTATGTTTACATGCCGCTATCCTGTCATCCGTCACAACTTCTGGTCGCCGAATCATATTTTGTGATATTATGTTCGGCAAGCAACTTTTACTCCATTTCGCGTATGCCTGTATTAAAAATTTTTCTCCATCAGCCTGCAATTCTGTATCACTAACTGATGGATCATAATATGCAAAATGACTATGAAACGGATTAAGCTGTTTTTTCTGGGGAAGTCCCTTGACCCATTCTGCGTATTCTTCTTCATTTTTTTTGCCTGGATAATGGTTAGTAAAATCTGGCACATCGACATGATGCTCATCATATCTGGCATCTCCTGGATCCAAAAAAAATGAAAACCGAACCTGCACCAGACCATTTCTCTCGCAACACCCAGATGGTTCTATCGTAAAATACACTATGCCACCTCCGCCAGGGCAAGTTCAGGACAAAAATATATAATTGTAGCGCTGTAAATTGAACCGATTGCCTGCGATAAATACCCGCTGGCTGAAACAGGATTTTCTGATATCTCTCCGGCCGAATCACCTGACACATATAATATTTTTTTCGTTCCGTCTGTTATCCAGGCCCATGAATCATCACGAACATAACCGTGCGTCATTACCAAGCAGGAAGCATTCTGATCGGCTGCGGACAATGTCAAAGCTGCCCCAGGCATGGTTGCCAGGGCATCAGCTTTGGCCTTTTTCCATGACTGGTCAGATGGGTCCAGATACACGACATCATGCACAGCCACAGTCTCACCGACTGTCACTGTTTGAGTCAGCCCTGAATAATCCAAATCGTCCACTATCTGAGCGGCGGAAATAACGCCATATGCACCGGTAAGAGGCGCTGCCAGGGATCCGTCGGCATAAGTGTCAGGATCAATCTTGAGATGAAGCACATCTACCACACGGCCGTCCGGATAATCGGTATCATATATAATCAACTCACAGTTTTCGTCATCACCGGCGGTAAAATCCAGCATGCCGATATCGACAATAAGTTTCCCTAACGCTGCCAGGGAAGCCCAATCAAATGAGCTGGAGTGCGCATCGCTGTCGGCATACGCACCCATGCATTTCAACCGACAGCGCGCTATAGACGCCATTTCCTCAGCTGTATACGCTCTGCCGTCAATGCCTCTGATCTTGTGTGCAAACGGAGAATTCCGCCCCTTATAAACGGTAATCATTATGCCCACCCATTTGTTAATGTGAAGTAATAATTGGTTCCGTCGAAATAAATTTCCAAAATATCGATCGCACCAGCAGATGTTGAAAATGTTCCAGCCACGCCTCCCTCCCATTTCCCAGAAGGCAGGGTCGGAATTCGGCTTCCGGTACCGTCCTGTATAACCCTCAGCTGCAATTTCCCGACAACAGGATTGGCGAATGTCAGGGTAACACTATCGCCCAGTGTGGCAGACTGGTAATTCCCATTTGCCCAATCGATTTCCGTGTTTGTCGAGACCGAGCCGTTTGAATATTCGGATGAAAACCCGATTTTTGTTATGCCGGTCACAATGCCGCCGGTAATATTCACATTGCTGGCATCCTGGCTGGCCATGCTGCCCAGCTCTCCAATCTCAAGAGACGTGTTTACCCACACAGCCGCCCCTTCGGTGGCGTCAACGCACCGGAATGCCTCACGGGGAGTAGATGACGTGTTTATCCATACAGATCCGACGGCATACCCATCGCCGCTGTCATCGTCCACCGTGGGATCAGCCGTGGCTGAAAAATTGTGCTTTAAAAATGCCTGGACATCTACCCCGATCTCAACCCCCAGGTTCTGACGAGCCGTGGCCGCGTCAGAGGCCCCTGTGCCGCCATCGGCCACGGCCAGGTCGGCAATACCAGCAATAATGCCGCCGGAAATATCGACGTTGTCAGAATTCTGATTGGCGATCGTTCCTGGACGCCACTTTTTTGTTACCCATCCGCCGGCGCCATCATTCCAGGAGACTTCGACATAATCCAGTCCTGTTACAGATAGTAACTCTGATACAATTTCTGAGATTTTTTTGGCCATCACGACCTCCTATCAACTGATATAATATAATGGAAGCACCAATCGCGTACGGTTATAATAAATCTGTTTCAGCTGCTCTGCGCATGCGATTGCGGACTCGCTGGCTGTGGCATTCCTTAGCCCGGAAATCTCGATCATATCTATTGTCGGATTTTGCGACCAATTTCTGTTCCCGGAACTCAACGCCGTCCGTAACCCGCATAATACGTCGTCGACATTTGTCAGTCCACAGGCACCGGCATAAAAAGACACGATATTATAACAATCCTCAGTGCCTGTGATAGTTGGTATCGTTTGTGTCTGTGCTACCCCCGCATTGCAATTAAAATACCGCAATTGAGTTTGCCCCGACAAGTCAAACCCATGCTGAATATTACAGCAGTGTTGTGGCTGAGCCGTTCCTGCTGGGGCGCATGAAAAATATTCCAATAAACCAACACCCAAATCTATCGATGTAATGGGGTTTCCGGCCACGTCAAGATACGTTAATGGCATTCCGGCCGTGTCGATCACAGATAAAAAACAATCACGTGCTATTAACACTGTAAGCAACAATCCGTCCATGTTCAGGGCCGTCATATTGTTATTGTGAAATAAATTCAACTCTTTCAGGTTGACAGCCGGAGATGCATCTAATTGAGTTATTAAATGAGCCCACGTCAACGATAGCTTTGTCAATGATTCCGGACAATTTGTTAAATAAAACTCTGTGATTATCGATGCGTAATACATATGCAGTTCTTCGAGATTAACCAGATTCTCAAAGTTTATGCCGGTGTAAAATGCGTCTGATGTCACAATTTTTCTAAATGTAGCAGCTATTGGGTCCAAAGTATTACCAGCATGTCCTCTTAATCCAAAGCCGCTGACATCTAAACCGATCACATGGCCGTTTTCGATCTCAACCCCAAGCCATTCTGACACAGGTTTGGCTGACAACCAATTATGGTTTGGCTTTGTCCATTGGTTACCGCCGGTGGCATAGAAAAATGCGATAAGAGCATCTTTTTCGAATTTAGGCACCACATCGGCTGCAGACGTCACGAATTTTTGCAGTGTCGACCAGCCAGTAAATCCGATATCTGTGATATATTGCACTCTGGCATAATAAATGGTGTCATCAGCCAAAACACCGTCTTGCACAACAACATTCGTCAGATTTGATTCATCTGATAATGATTGCCATACCGCCGGGCTGTGAAAATAATCATCTGATATCTGCCAGTTTGTAGCCAGGTGAGTGGCCGGGATAGCGGATTCAAGATCGGTCGCTACCATGACGACGCTTTCTTTTCCGACTGATTCGCCGTATGCCGGTATAATAATAGATGGTGTTGTTAGATTGTCGTTACCGACCGGCCCGTCCGTCTCGATAATTCTATATTCAGTCCCGTCTTCAATTACTCTTAATTCGCCATTCTCAGTTTCCCGATATTCAGCTCTGGCATATAAAACCGTCCGCGATTGAGTTTGCCATGATTCCACTCCGTCCCGGACACTAAATAAATAGATATCTATTTCACCGTCATAGTTAATATCAGACCATGACACAAACAGCTCTTCGTCCGGTATACCGGTGCATTCATACAATAAAGATCCGTCAGCATGTCTGTTAATCTGTACGGTATAACTTGTGCCTTCCTCCGGCCCGACACTAACATCATCTTCGGTATCATATATGTCAATTTCGACTTGTTTCCTGTTCCTGTGGCGCCATTCGATCAATATATCGCCGACAATTTCCGCCCCTATTTCACCGGCATTATTATTAATGCGTAACCGTGCCGGCGGATAAGGTCGGCCCGGCCGAGCTGCCAGAGTAATACTATTTTCGATCGCATCAGCGATATTCAACGTTCCCAGAGATGTCGTGGGTAGCAGCTTGCCGTAAATGGTCACTCCAATCGTATTCTGCCACCCGCAAATCGCACAATCCTCGGAGACCATGTATAAAATGGCCCCGGCGTCGTGAGCCGCCGGTACTGTATCCAGGCATCCACGGCCGACACCGATGGTGTCAGTACCAATGTCGTCTATCCTGACGACCTCAGCGCCGATGATGCCCCATGATCCGATCAAAACATCAGCGTCATAATCCCATGAAACATTAAACGACGTGTCAGTAATACCCACACCGGACGCCAAAATTGCATACGGCATAAAACTGGTGGTCCCGATCTGGCCGTATCCGTTACCGGCGTTAAACCATGCCTGGGCATCAAAGGCATCACTACTCGGTTCTGATCCAGACAGGCACGCAAAACCGGCGTCGCTTGGCAGCGCTCCCAGATCTGCATTGGCCAGCCCGGTTCGTAATAAATGATAGGGAGCCTCAAACATGATTCGCAATGGGCAATTTGCCGGCTCATGAATGGGATCTTCCCACTCGCTGGTCGGTAAATCAGAATATATTGCATCGTCTATACCATACACATCTTCGACGCATTCGACCCTGATACCGCTTTCATCGTTCAGCCCGGAAAAGTCCATCGCCGTGACTCGCATGACAGATTCGTCAACCCCATATCGCGGCCAGGATAAAACAAAGGCATCACCGACATTAAGTGCCGATCCATCCAAATTTGTATATATTACCGCATCGGCTAATGGATTCGACATGGCGCGCAAATCACGAGACGCCACAAATGCAGCTAGTTCCAAGTTCGCAATGCCGGCGTAATCGATTTCTTCGGAAACAGTTCCGCCCATCGAGGCAATGAGGGCCGTATCGTAAACAGTATAAGAGCTGTCCTCACGATTTTCACGATCCCAGAATTTTACGGTAACCGTATTAATGATATCGTCCGTTGTACGCCTTCTGAATCGCTCGACCTTTATAATATTAGACTCATCAAATACAGGTAGTGATTCTACATCATAGTCATCTCGTATTAGCTTTAATGTAAACAAACCAAATTGCCGGTCTATATATAACGACCCATCAATATGTTTCAGGACTTCACGTATAAAGGTTTCTACTGTGCTGCCGTGGTCCCATAAAATTGACAACCCGAAACCTTCATTATACAAAATGTCAGCGGCGGACTCGAAAGAATCTTTATCTATATCTTTTTCAGGGTATCCCATACCCCACTTTTTATCTGTTAAAACATCATAAATAATATGTGCTGGATTACAATCGCTTCCTATTAACGATCTCGGTGAGTACCATTTAGATGGTATATGCCGTGAAAAGAACGACCAGTTTTTCAAATATGGCGATGTACCCAGGTAAACCTGTTTTAGAATTATGCAGCATACGCCGCGAAATGCCGGCATGTTAGGCCCGATTGCTGAAACTAGGTAAGCGTTCTGTGTTTGCGTATCCAACCCCATTTCCACATCCACATCACCGGATATACCGCCGTCACTTTTTTCGCCGCCGAATAGCTCCTCCTGGTCGATTGTAATGGTTCCTCCGGTGCAAGATCCGGCCCACAGCTCTTTTGTACCATCAACAAATATGGCGGTAATGGCATCAATTTCATGTGCCAACACCATGTGGATCCCGAGATAATATTTATACCCGACAGTAACGCGTTTGGTGCCCATCAGAAAACCGCCGTCCACTTTTTCCTTGACAGGCTTCGTCTTAAAATCACCGTACCAGACCACATTTGGACCTTTTAATTCTTTAGTGCCAAATAATACAGGTATGGCCCGGCCGACCTGTGCCGTCGGCACTTGAAACTGATCAAGACCCGCCGGGCCCCGTCCGTCAGGCGTATCGGTACTCGGCCGCAAGGCATAAGCAATGGCCAGGCTGAGCGCCACTTTCGCTACTACCCACAGTGCAGTTACCCACCAAACCATAATAAAATCACTTAATGCTTTGAGAAAAAGGATTCCGTGCCGGTATCCAGGGAAATCCTTTAAAATTTATGACATTGTTAAATTTCAATATACACGTTGCCCATGTATGATTGCACCCGGGATATAATGCCACTTCCATTTGCACGGCAAGCAAATCCATAGGCCTTGACAGTGTGATGGTGTTACCTACATGCTTAATGATAAAGCGGCTATCGCTTAGATGCTCCAAAATTCCGCCGTTAAAATACCCGTCATCAAATCCGGATATGGATTGCATTGTAATAACAGGTCCGGACACGCCTGATATTATATCGTCTACACGATACTCAGGCTGATTCACACCGCATCCGGAGGAATACAAAGCATGTTGACAAATCCGCTCTGTTTTTTCACGGAGCCCGCGTCGTTTAATAGAGGTAAAAATAGATTCACAATTTATCTCCACTTTTTCTCCGCTACCCTTAGCTCCAATGACGCGTCCCTTCCAAATAACCACAGACTCAGAAAAATCAAGACCGTGATGTTGCCTAATAATTGTGACGGATGTCGACTCTTCAGGAGAAAACAATAAAAACTCACTCGCAAGACTGTGTGAACGTGGTATTGTGAGCGTTATCGAGTCTTTCAGTGTATCCTGCCCCTGACGTAATTTTGTGCGTTCAATTGGTACAGGCTTGTAGCTGTGTGAACCGCCGTTATAAACTCCGGCAGACGTCGTTATATATACAGCCCAATTAGCACCACGCCGGAACTGATAAAGCTCGAAAGGTGCCGCGGAATCTACGCTATGTTCCAGATCAGCAAACGTTGTCATTCAGCTACTTCCATAACAGGTATTGACGTACGCGTCCGTGTCGGTTTTTCGTGCATTATTTCGATATTGTCAGAATTCAATCTGACTAAATTCATAAAGCAGCAAATCGCTATTTCCGTTGTGGATACTTCTCGTCCAAGATCACTATCAATGACAATCATCTCCAGATTAGTAATTGTTGATACATCCAATATCCGACGATAAAACACGGTACCATCATGCAATGAAATCATTATATCGACCGGTAGAGCTGTAAATCTTGTCATTCCGATCGTCATAATCTGAATAGCCAAATCGCTGGAACCGATATCTGATATAATAGTCAAATCATTGTTCCATGTTGGTAACCAAAACGCCTTTTGGCGGCCACGGCGCGAATGTAGCCAGCATCTCCATGCCCATCTTAAATCTTTTCCATGTGTGACCTTGCCAAGAGTGCGTGAAAAGTTGGTCCAATCCTGTCCAGTTTCATATGTTACGGCTCCCTGACCGTTATCAAATGTGATCAAAGGACGTGATATATTTTCGTTTATATTACCGATAATTATATCTCCATCGACAAGTACGTCATAATCTCTGTATTGATCATATATAGTATCAGCTAAATCGGCATTGTCGGTTACCATAAACTGTGCATTTATGATCGCATAGTGATTATCAGGCCGCGAAATGGATATACCGTTAGTGGTGTAAGCCAGCCGAAGTGGCATAATAAATACGTTGGTGTAATTTTGGCTCACGCCATGTTCAATGTCGATCCCATTAACGCGCACGGAACTGATTTCTACAGCCTCTAATTTATCCGGAGATTCCCATAACACAGCAAGTCCACCAGATCGAAAATCGGCTGCGGTGGTTGAAAAATTTATTGATGTTGCATCTTTAACAACACTATTTAAATGTACCTGCTCGAACCAAATTGGCAACCCCCACAGGCGAAAATTCCATTCCATAGATGCTGTTTTAATAGCTGCAAATTCATGGGCTCGTTTGGTAAAACTGAACGATAGGATTTGTCTTGGATAATTCCTCAACGCAACTCGTTGTTCACTATCGCGAGTACCTAGTATTTTTGTGTTCCATTCCAAGCGTTCTGTCAACGGTAGATCTGGTCTCCATCTCCATAACACGACCCTGCTACCGGTAATCGGTAATACGTAAGAATCATCAAAATTAAAAATAATACTGGCATCAATTGTCGGGGGCCCCTCCATGCTTATAGAGATTATATATTGACGTTCTTCCAGGGCATTATATGTGGTCGGCGCCGACTCAGGTTCTGTGAGGACAATTCCGCTGGCACCCTGCATATCAACAGAATACAGTATTTTTTGTTCAAAAAACGCATTCCACAGCCATACGTTTTCGGCCATATCGGAGAGCATGTTCCCAAGATTAAGTGGGTTCGGATATAAGTGGATCCGGAAATAGAAATCATGCAAATAACAATTATCCAAAAATCCGTTTACTTGTGGTGCATAAACATAAGGGTAAACGATTGTGCGTTGAGCATGTATTGATAGTAAGCCTGATTCTGCGGTCTCCAGGTCGAGATATATGCCCTGATCAAAACCTGATAGATCAGTCGACCAATTATCATCATTATCCGCTCCGTAAATGCAAAGCAGCGTTATAAATCCGTTTAATAAAGTCATGTTACACGTCGTATTTAATGGCCCATCCAAACGTTCCCGTATGCGTAATTGCCAGTCCGCCATCACGCTCCGATACATTCCGTCGATACCAGGGGAACACCATCCATTGATCGCTGCCAAGCGTAATAATTTGTCTATTAAGCAAATTATCACAACGCACATGCCTGGCATTTGTCACTTCTACAAGTTGGCTGCATTTTGACGATTCTCTCAATTTATAGGCACGTATCGGCAAAAAGGTACTTTCTCCGGTCATGGTATTAGGCTGGGTATTCAACAGCTCAGTCATATAGGTTGGCCCTACCATCGTGCTTCCGAAATTGCTCCCCAAAGCGAATGACCAGGGATATGATGCTTCAATCGCATTATGCAACCAGCAATTGCGGGTTTCTCCATACGATGATTTAAAGTTTGTACCCCAGAATAACGCTGCCGATGTAAAATCGTGCGACGAATATGTTCCGCCTCCCCCTGTTGTTGGTGTTATATATATAGCGCCATTGTTGTTTGGTATATTTGACCCTATTGACGCTCCGACCCAATTTCCACTGCCTGGCAGCCCTGACATGTTGGATTGCCCAAAGGCGCACCACTGATAAAAGCTGCTGCCATAATTTATAACCATGAAAACTTCAATGTCAGAGAATGTGAAAACATGATAAGTCAGCGGAAAAGAAATGCCGACAATACCCATCGTCCTCATTGACACGACATTTGGCGCATCCCCACCGTCAAGTGATGTCCTGCCAAGCAATTCAAGGCACGGATTACTCGCTTCGTCTATGCCAGACTCGATCCTGACATAACATCCGGATTTAGACAAAACCGTCTTTCCTTCGGCGTCGGTATTATCGGTCCATCCGTCACCGGTACACGCATTTACCAGGGCTGTTTTAACTGCGGCCATGTTGGCCGCGTCACCTGTCGCGTAACTCATTTAAGCCTCCATTTTGAGGGCATAAAAATCATTGAACCCGGTCCGATATACGTCCTGTATGACGACATAAGTCGTTCCGTCGATCAATAAAGTGTTTTCCGTCGTATTATCAAATCCGGGCACAAAATAGATTCCATCCAGGGCGCCGTACAAATTTGTGTTACCGGAGCCGTCAAACAATTCCACCGGCATCAACGGATAATATGTACCGGTGTCTCGAAGCGCCGCCGTCCCCCCTGCTAAAATCGAGTTGCTGAACGGGTAACAATAAATTTTCTGCCAGGTCCCATCAGTATCCCTCATTTTCATATTTTCGACATTGCCGTTGTAAGGCATGGCATAACCTGTGTTTGAAAACCTGTACGCCTGATCACCATTAAGCATGCCGCCGCAGACAACTGGGTAAGGAAATTGGGATGGCTTGGCATATGGTAAAAACTTGCCCACATAACATGACTCATACACCGGCGTTCCCACCTTCAACGCGAACGCGATCCGCTGAGGATTCCATGTCAACCAATAATCTATACGCTGATTGTGCGCCGGGATCCCGGAATAAATGGCATTCGGTTGGGTGTCGAACGTGTTACCGGATACATATCCGGTGGCGACCATTGCCAGCAGGTTATAATAATCGGCGGAGGCATCCTGGTAGGTTCGAAAACCGACGTATATTTCCTCGAGCCCGGAAAACCCCTCGCCTTTTAAAATAAGCTCATGATTAGAACCGGAGGTGCCATACCGCATGGTTGACCAGCCTTCCCCGGAGGCTGTGACCAGGCCCTCCAGGGCGGCCAGAAACGCATAATGCGCCGTCTGCACGGAATTGTCGACATAACCGATATCATATGACATTAGAGTGAACTCCTGTTCTTCTGGACGACATTCATGATCATCTGTTCGCCTTCATCGGTATTCATATAATTGCCTACGATGGACGGATCCAGGACGTTAATGATTTTCGGACTGACGGTCACCTGCGGCGCCGGCGTATCCTGTTTGCCGACCGGCTGGACGTTCTCTCCGGCATGCAGCTGGTAGCGGTTGCCGGATTTGCCGTACCCGTAAATATCTTCGGGGAGAATACCGCCGGAATCATATGAAAAAAGGCTGCCTTTTAGCCAGTCCATTGCCGCACCGGCGCCAGATTGTATCAATCCGGCCGATCCGCCGCCGCCGCCGAACCATCCGCCGCCGATGCCGCCGTTTCCGCCGGTGCCCAGCAAACCGCCCAGGATGTCTTTTGTGGCGCTCTGGAGCAGCATTTCGGTCAGCATGCGGCCGAAGGATTCCAGTATGCCGTCAAACGTTAGTTCAGAGCTCCACAGCATGTCGTTCAATGACGATGTATAGCTGTTGGCCCACCCGGCGAACGCCTGGCCCATGTCTCCCAGGAAACTGTCCTGCTGCTTTTTCAATTCGGCATCTCGGTTCAGCTCGGCCAGCTTGATCATATCGTTTTTAGTGTTGGTGTATTCAACTTCTTTTAGCCCGGCCGCCTTCCAGGCTTTTTCCAGGTCGGCGATGCGGGCCATCTCGATTTCAAAAGTGGATTTGCCGAAGGTCTGAATTTTAAATTCCGTGTCCTGGCTCATTTTGGCCAGATCGTCCAGGGCTTTTTTTCTGGACTCTGTCATGGCTTTGGCCAATTGCAACTGCTTGATCACGTCGGCCGACGGCATATCGCCACCGACAGGTGTTCGGCGGGTGATTTCAGGTGCCGTGACTTTGCCGGATTCCATCGATTCTATCTCTTTTTTAAGCTTCTGAACGGTATCGATCACACCGGTATATTTTCCCTCAACGGATGCGATTTCTTTGGAAATCTCCTCCATGTTGGTTTTGGTGGCCCATTTTAAGTCCTCGAATGTCTGATCGATGGTGTCAAACGGATTGGTTTCTATTGCGCCCAGTTTATCCAACCCCTCCATCAGCAGATTTAGAGGACCAAGACTTGTTTTTTTCAGGGCGTCAAATAAAAAGCTCATCGATTTGACTATGGCATCTATGGCCGCTGTTCCAGCCAGTTTGATGTCCAGCCAGGCACTATGAAAAAATTTGATGACCGACAGGACTTTTTCAATACCGCCCACGATCGCAACTATCCCGTTTTTAGCCAGGGCCATCATTTCTTCGCGGTTTTCTGCGATATACGCTGACCACTGCCGGAAGTACCCGGCCGCCTTGTTGACCAGGTCGATAAAAAACTGGTTTTTGGTAATCACGAATCCCAGCTCTTCTTTCAGATCGCCAAAGTCTCCGGCGGCGCCCTGAACAGCCCCGCCAAACGTGTTTCTCAGTGCTTCGGCAGCGCCTCCGAACTGGCTTTCCAACTCTTTGAGGATAACGGCCTGGGCCTCTGCCTCCCGTCCGGCTTCCCACAGGGTTTTGATCATCTCTTTCTGATCGTTGGTAAACTGGATTCCTGTCCTGGACAGGGCGCCCAGGTTGGCGATGGGGTCGTTCAAAGCTTTGCCCAGTTGCACCATCGAGCTGTTTAAATCCTGTCCCATGACGGCAGACACGTCCAGTGCGGCCTTTGTCGTACGCTCAAAAGCCTCTCCGCGGATCTGTTTGAATGTCAAGAGGATCGACTGAGCGTTTAAAATCGTCTCATCGCCCACGCCGGTCAGGGCCTGCATGCCGGACGCCATTTTTTTAAGTTCGCCGAGCGTGAACCCGGCGGCATGTCCGGTGGATTCGATGACCGCCGCAACTTTGGCTTCCGCCTCTTCTTGTACTTTAGCCAGGCCGACCATCTCGGATATAACGGATTTCAGCTTATTGAACACCACAAAGGCCGTGGCGATCCCAGCCGCCGCCGCCGCCAGGCCGACCAGGGCGATCTTGGCGGCCACGGCCTTCAGATTGAAATCGTGAAGGCTTTTCTTCGAACGATCGAACGCCTTTTCGCTTTTGTCGCCGGCCTTGGCCGACTCTCCGGCAAACTGGCGTACCTTTACCGTCCCTTTATCATCGACATCCAGGGTAACATTGATTGAAGAGACGTTTCCCGCAGCCATTGGTTTACCCTTCCCAGATCATGCCATTCATCGTATTCCAGGTCGTTTGCCCGGAACGGATAACCGCCCTGTTGCATAAGCCTGAGCCGCAGCAGTTTGACGGTATACAAAGAAAGATCCCGGAGGCGTTTTTTGGGGCAGTTTGAACATGACCATTCGAGGTTTTCTCCGAATTCTTCAGCGCATTTTGATTCCTCATCGTCATCGCACAAACCCCTTGAAATCGCCTCCAGGTCTTCAATCAGTTTTTTTCCGGTCCCTCATCAAGATCATCGTCTTCGTCGTCGCCTTCGGGATCCTCCACTTCCGCAGACCCCTCGAACACCGTCGCTGCCAGGAGTTGTATCAAATCGGCAGCGTGCTCACAGATCTGGTCCTTCCAGTTTGCCTGATAATTGGGCGAGTCATTATCGGACGATATCGGATTGCCGCCGGGTGATATAAAATCACCCTCGCGGAACCCGACCAGGATTTTCGCCCCGAATTTTTGCCTGGTCTCGCCAAACGCCATCTTCACTTTGTTGCGCTTCCGGCTGATGGTCTGGTTGCTGTATGCGGCCCGTTCGTCCGTGGTCGGATTGCGATAATAGAGCTCGATATTGCTGCCGCTGATATTGTCGTACAACCTCAGGGTATTGCGGTCTGTCCCAAGAATTCTTGCCATATTTTCCTCCTGGTTTGTTTTACGCGGCGTATGTCGCCACCTGGTTTAATACTTCCACGATGACGCTGCCGTAGGTATCGTCCTCGAGTACCTGCAAATCCCCGGCCTCGGCCAGCAGCTTGCCGTTAACGGAGATCGGGGCCGACAAAACCCCCAGCTTCGGGAATGTCAGTTTGACCTCGTAATTTTCTCCGGTGGCGAACTCCGCACCGGTGCACACGATCTGCAGGCCGATGGTATCGTTGTCGGCGATGTGCTGCTGGATGATAAAATCACGGAACTCCCGGTCCAGCTTCAACGTCTGTGCCCGGCCGTTCCGAAACGCCCTGGCCGCGTATGCTCCGCCGCCGCCGAAGGTAAATTCGATGGCCATGTCGTTGTTCAGATTATGCTCGATAGAGTTGACCTCGGCCGACATGGTCCGCCCGCCGGAAAACGCGGATCCGGTCCAGGTACCGCCGAAATTGACAGTGGCCTCGGATATCCGTAATGGCGTTTCGGTTACCCGGGACGGCAGGCTCATCCAGCCGCTTTCAGTCGGCACGTAAATCACCTTGTAGGTAATATCGTCACCCGCCACACCCGGCGCCGAAATGGTAATCACGGCCGGTGTCGCGTCGGATACGGCGGAAAAACTCACGTCCGTCCAGACGCCGGTCGTCAGCTCGGCCTTGATGGCCTGGACGTTGTCCAGCCTGGCGGCGGCCGTGGCGCCTTCAACGCCGTTGGCGGCCAGTGTCAAGGAGGTGGCGTCGGGACCATCGGTGATCGTTTCCTCGGTCACGTTATCCGTGTACTTGCCGGTGCCTTTCAGCTCGCCGACAATCTTGACCCAGTCGTCTTTGGTAAACGTGGCCGTCACGCTGTTGACGAACATGGAAGCAAACCGTCGTTTTAACACCGTCTTGCCGAAGCGCTGGGCCAGGGTGAACCCGGGGTTGGAACGGTCGGACGCCAGATCGCCGTCCAGCGGCGTAATGGTATGGCGATAGCCGTTACCTTCGGAGGCCGTGGAAACCGACCCCAAACCGAACGCATACAGCAGCGCAAAATGCTGCGGCTGGGCTTTTTCAAAGTTTAGCGTCATGGCGGCCGTGGCGCCGTTGTCGTAGATGGTGTCCGCCTCTTCCTTGCCGGTCAGCTCGTTGGCGTTGTTCTCCCGCCGTGTCTCCAGGTTGCAGACATCGTTGACGCTGCACAGCAGGGAAGTATCCAGGGTCTGCTCGGTATTCAGGGCGGTCTCGGCATTGTTGGCAGACACCGCCACGATGTTATGATTGGCTCTGCTCGATCTCATCGCTCATCTCCTCGTTATTTTTGCCCGCTACGGGGCCGGAGCGGCCGTCAGGATGGTCTTTTTTTCGTCCGCGCCTCGTTACAGCGGCATTTTCTTCAATGGCCTTAAAACGGCTCTCATCGCCCGCCGGTATATTTTCGTAATCAACCCCGTGACGGAAGGTGTGTCCGGCCAGCTCGCCGTCCACGGCCGTAAACTCCGGGGCGTTTGATTTCAGTCGGTATTTCATCTGTCCTCCTGTTTCTGGAACAAGAAAGTGATTGTTTTGCGGGCCATCGCCGTCTGGCCGTCGGATACAGACTCGGTTTTTCCTTCCGACCCCGAAAACGCGTAAATAAATGCGCGGGTCGGCAAATATTCGTCCAGGGCGGAATTTACGTCGGCGATGATACCCAGGGTGCCTTTGGCGGTGGTGGCCGCGTCGCCCATAAGGGCGGCCTCGGTTTTCTGGATGCCGACATATACGACTACGGTCACAGTCAGATCGGATTCGATCACATCGCCGGCCAATTCCCTCCTGATGATCGTGCCGTCGGTAATGCCCACGCATGGCCGCCGGCACCCCTGGGGCACCAGGTCGATATCGGGCGTGATGTAAATATCATCATCCCGGATATAATCCAGCTTGTCGATCAGGCGGGCCTTGACGTATTCCAGCAATTCTTTCATCTGCCCTCCAGATGGTCTTTGACAATCATGACAAACTCCTGCCGGTTTTCATCGGTAATGCCCAGATACGGCCTGGCCGGTATGGTGACCTGGCGGTTCGGGCCGGCCTGGCCGCCGAGCTGATGAATGGCGCCATAAACCTTGTTGGTGCCCACAGCCACTTTTTTCTTATCGGCGCTGTAGGAGATCGTGCCGCGCAGGCCGCCCCGGTGGCCCCGGCCGGTCAGGATCTTAGTGCCGTATTCTTTATTTTCCAGAGTGGTCCGTGACAGCGGTTTCCAGGGCCGGCCTTCAGGGTCGTGCTCTCCGGCGAACCGCTTTTCGGTTTCTACCAGCATGTATTCGCCGAAGGCCTTCATCACCGGTCGCAAATCATCCATGCGGCCGATGACTTTTTTCAGCATGGCCTGCGTTTCCCGGTCGTCCCAGGTTAGGATGTTGCTTACACCAGCCATTAAAATCCCTCCATGTTGCTGCGGGAAAAAACCCGTGTGGCGGATTCTATGCTGACCCGGTCGGCGGCCGACTCTGTCGTGCCTTCCACGCCGGTCACCACAGCCTTTCCGTCGGCCACCCGCTCCAGGAATTTGATGGCGGCATCATAACGGGTTTTGCGGCCTTCCGGAGCCCCCTGGCGGCGGGAGAACAGGTTGTAAACAGCGATATCGACCGACAGCTTGCGGATCATGGCCGGAACGGTGGTAAACGGCACGGTGTAGCGTTGGCCGCAATACCCGTCAATCTCGGCGTCGGCATCGGCAATGGCCTTGGTGACCACGGATTCATCCACCACGCCGGCATCATCATCGTCGGTCAGCTGGATCAGCTCGGTCTCGGTCAACTGGTCGGGCTTGATATCGTCAAGCGTGCAATAAGCCATTGGGGCGATCTCCTATTTTCTGCCGCGCTTGGATGAATTTTTCCGGGCCGATTTATCGGCGCCGCCTTCTCCGGCCATGTCATCCCCGGCGAAGTCGGACTCCGAGGCCTCGACAAACTCCACCGTCAACATGGGTTCGGTCATCAGTTGTGCCAGTTCATCCTTGCTGAAACGTTCTTCCGGATGGTCTACCGCCTCGTGCGGATGAAAAATCCCGCAACGCCTGAAACCTTCTTTTCGATTGGCTCTTATTCGGATCATGTTTTCCTCCTGTTTGAAAATCCCGGGCGGGGGAACCGTGTGCTTTAGTCCGCATTGGAAGAAAACACACCCGCCCGGGATGGGTATATTTAGACCGTGGACAGCGCCCAGCCGTCGTTGGCCGCCACGCGCCATACCAGGGCGCCGGCCACCTGAACACCGACCAGCCGGATGTGGTCGCCGGCATCGGCGCCGGTCAGGGTATTGTTGCCGGTCTGGTTGACGGCCGCGGCAACGGTGATAACCGCGTCGCCGGCGTCGACATCCAGGGAGATGTCCAGGACCTGACCGGCGAACGTGGGAATGGCCAGGGTCCGGGTGTCATCCACGCCGGTCGTTGTCAGGGCGCAGGTTCCGCTTTTGGTAACCGGTATGGCGCCGCCGTCGCCCGGGTCGGCGATTACCGTGGAGGACTTTTTGCCCAGTTCCTGTGTAAATGTCTCCAGCTCGGTGGCCGCGGTATATCCGCCGGCGTCGGCGATGGAAACGGCCGAGGCTGCATGTGCTCCGGACGCGTCGGCAATATGGGTGGCAACGTCCGCCTGCTGGGTGGCCGGCTGGATGTCGATCCAGGCGTGGGTCGTGTCCATGTACTCGGCGATCACCCCGCAGAAAATGTTGTTGGTGACATTGGCCACCAGGTCAACGGTCTGGTCGTCCACCAGGTAAACCTGGTCGCCCACGTTAGCCCTGGTGATGGCCGTGTCAAGGGTCATCAAAAACAGTCCGTTGCGCCAGTATTCCGCGGTTTTGTCGCCCGAAGATCCGGAGCTGTTATCAACCTGCTTGGTGGCCACGCCCGCGAAAATGCAGGAAGCGGTGTCCGCCCCCGGGATGATGTATCCGGTAGCGTTGAGCATGACCAGGGCGCCGCCATAAATTTTAACGGCCTGGTAGGCCGGGTTCTGACCCAGCAGACCTTCTTTCCGCCGGGGGTCTCTGTCTTTTGATAAAGCCGTCATAATATGTCTCCTTGTTGCGTTTTTGGTATTAAATTATCCGGGGTGGTAAGCCACCCCGGAATGGATCGCTTACGCCGCGCCGGTGGACCCGTAGGACAGTTGCCACAGGCCGTATCCGCCGGCCGCCCGGGCTTCCGCGCCGAACTTGTATTTCTTGCGCATAAACACGTCGGAGGCGTTCAGATCGGTCTGGGATACGAATACCGGCGCCTTGCGTTCCTGGTAGATGAACGGCTTCAGCGGCCGGTTGGTCACGTGCAGAAACCAGGCCGTGGTGGACGTCAGCCGGGGATTGACCAGGACTTTTGCCGTGCCCTTGTACGGGTTCGGCGATTCGTCGGTCAGCTTGTCGCCTTCGCAGAGCAGGCGGCCGGTGGCTTCCAGGGCCGGCGGAACTTCCAGGGTATCCGGAATCAGCCCCAGGGGACGGCCTTCGTCGTCTGTGAAGCTCATGACGGCGATCCGGGCCGCGCCATAGGAAGCGGCCGCCAGGGCAGTGGTGGCCGCCGACAGGGCCGCCGTGCCCTTGTTGGACACCGAGCTGCTGGCACCGTTTTCATCCGTTACCGGGTGGTCGGTGTCGTAAAAATACTGGCCGTCGTAGCAGGTGTTGGTAAACGCATTGTTTTTCAGGTCGGCGTCGATTTCATCCGGCAGCTGCTTGGCTGAAAAACCCGCGTCCTGGGCCATCGGGTTGTAAATGCCGATGTTGTCGTCCTCGATGTCGTTCCGGTCGACCTCCACCGTGGCTTCCCAGTCGTCGTTGACAACGGTGTATTTGTGCGCGGACAGCGCCCGGACGACCTTGTCGCCCAGCCATTTGCGCATTTTCGGAAATCGCCCCAGCCAGGAATAATCGTTCTGGGCGGATCCGGACGGGACCTTCATGGTGGTTTTTTCCCAGATGCTGGGAGCGGCATCAAACGCCTTGTTGAAGATGGTTTTCAGGGTGATGAAAACCGCCGTAAGGTTGCTCTGATTCAGTAACATATCGCGTCTCCTTGTCGTTTTGTGTCGTTAAAACCGATCCTCCGGCCGTTATTCGGCCGTCAGTCCGCCGTATTGTTTCAGGTCATCAGCCGTCACGCCCATCTTTGCCGCAACGGTTTTCAGGTCCTCATCAACCACGGCCGCATCGGACTTTTTCTTTTTGCCGGGCAACTGATCCATCGGAACCACAACGGCCGCCTTGGCGATGAACGTGGTGAACCCGGCCATGTCCTTTTTGGCGTAAGCCATCGCCCAGTCCTTCTGATCCGGTGTGATCTTGCCGGCATTCATTGCCGCCGTGACGGCGTCGGTGGCGTCCCGCTCGGCGATCTTGGCTTCCAGGGCCGCGATGCGGGCGTCCGCCTCCGCCTTGCCGTTCTGTTTCAGAGCATGGATTGAGGCCACAACCGTCGAGACATCGGATTTTTCATCCGTTATGGCCAGGGCCTCGACGATCTCTTTGGCCACGACCGGGGTTTCCTGTGCCCGCTTGGCTTTGGCCACGACGGTGTCCACGGCGGCCAGGGTGTCTGTCTCGTTGGTGCCTTCCGCCAAGCCGAGTTTTGCGAATAATTGCTTGAAGAAATCCATAGTTTCCTCCTCTTGTGTGTTGGTGTTGTGAAAGGATCCCAGCTTGGCCAGGATCGGCTTTAGGTTGTTGTGTTTGGGACTGTTGGTCAGGGCCGCGTTAAACAGCGCCGCCAGGCGGCCGTCAGACTTGCGCACGGCAAACACCGGGGAAAAATAGCGGTATTCGCCGTTTTCGATGTAACCCTTGGCTTTTTCCGTCCAGTCCACCTGGGCGACGATCCCGACCCCGGGTTTATATTCAAGGGCATTGGCGCCGCGTATCCATCCCGCTGCCGGCGCTTCGGCGTCAGACAATGTCTGATGCTCGTAATCAAACACCATGTCGATGCCGCGCCGCGCCACTTCGGCCACTACGTTGTCGAATGCGGCCTGATCCACCAGGTACCGGGACGGCTCACCGGTCGCCGCGTCAAGCTCGTTCCAGCCTTCGGCGAACAGTAGAATCCGCTCGGGCGCATCACCTATTTTCTGAATAACCTTTGCAACTACCGTCTTAAACATTGACCACCTCGCTGTCCGCCGCTTGTCCTACGTTGTAGGCCCAACCGGCATCAATTCCGACAGGAACCCGCCGGGTTTCTCCGGTGCGTGGGTTTGTCCAATCGTAATATTCAATTTTCGGTGCCGTGTCCGGTCCGTCTTTTCCCATTTTTTCAAGGTCCCTGGGGCCTGCTGTTTGAGCGAAACAAGAACATCCCCACCCGTTTGGCGGATAATGCGTGTTCCACCAGGGATCGTCAGCCGGCAAAACCAATCCGTCCCAGCTCAAATGCTCCGGCCGGGGATTGTCGCTATCGCCGTGTCGATACACCATGTACGGCCTCAGCTTCACCACTTCCGGATCAGTCATCTGTCGCCACCTGCCGGCGGAATACATGGTTTTGATATTGGTCTCGTAAATTAACCGGCTTCTCCAGTTACGGCCGCCGACATATTCCCAGCCATACTTGGCCACGATATTGTCAAAATCATTTCTGAAATCCTTGATTGTGACGCCGTCTTCAATGGCTTTTGACACCGCATCCCGAAAGTCGGCCACGATATCGTCGCGCATGGCTCCGGCAACACTAAACGCCCGCATGTGCTCGGCTTCCCATATTTCATCCCAGGTGGCTGTAGGCAGGTTTAATTTTTGCCGCAAGAGAGTAATCGCTTCATCAAACGGCAGGTTGCCGTATTTAATCATCGATTTCCTCCATCACCTGCATTCGCCCGGCCAGCTCTGCAGCGGCAAAACACTTTTGCAGCACGGATCTGGCGGCGGACAAATCGACTTTTCCAGAGATATTATCCAGGCCAGACGCGATCGCGGACATATTATCCGCATTTTTGATCATGTCCTTGACTGCTGACACAACGTCACCAGGCAGGTCTTTCGCCTCTCTTTCAAACATGGACACCAGCACGTTGACCTGGTTATCCTGGGGTATCTTTTTTTTGGCCGAAATACGGCTCTGTTCGGCCATCATAGGCGCTTCCTGATCTGCCGGTGGGTTACTGCCACCAGTAGAACCGCCCACCATCTCCTCATCGCCTTCGGGCTCCGGAATGCCGAATTCACGTCGTACCCATGACACCGGCACGGCCACGCGGTCTAATATTTTTTCCAGCCAGGTGGCTTTTTTCTCCAGGTCTTCTTCTTCCTCCCAGACAGGCCCGTAAAACGGCACGGGCGTGTCCCAGCCAAAGTTAAACCCCACAATTGGGGCCAGCAGCTGACTGCGACGGGTAACGGCAATGGCCCTGGAATCGGCTTTGGCCAGATCGATGCGGATCTCATTATGGGTCTGGGCGGCGGCATAGCTGCCAACGTCGCCAACATCCGCTGACAGGGTTTGGCCGACAATGGCCTTGGACATCTCTTTGTTGGCAAAATCACACAGGGCCTTGTACAGTTTGGCCGACGTGGCCGTGCCCTGGGCCTGGACAAATTCGATTTCAGTGGCCTTGGAAATAACACCGGCAGCGTCCGTGCCGATGGAAGCCAGGGCAGTGACCAGGGCATCACGGTCCTCGGCGGCCGCGCCGGACTCGTATTTGCCCAGCCGGATCGGCATGCCGTATATTTCGCAGAAGGTTACCCAGTCCTTGATGGCGTAGTTTTTGAACAAATACATCCAGGTACAGACCCGCAAAATTCCGGACCGGGTGGGATGACCGGTCTTTCCGCCATAAGCGTGAAAAATCACTTTCCACGGAGGTATTTCTTCGCCCATAAGGTTGTCGTCCGTTATCAACCGGGGATAGTTACGCAGCAGCCCTTCAGGGTCTGTAAACGTCAGCCGCTCCGGCTCGATCCATGAGAGCGCCCTGGGGACAGCCTGGCCGGCCGACACATCCCAGTTGATCTCCATGCAGGAATAACCGTTTCCAACGGCGGCCTGCATGGCAACAATGTCCTCATCATCTTCCGTGGTCTTGTCGAACAGGGCCTGGACAAACTCAGCCACCTGAAGGTCACGGGCCGAATCCGTGGCCGGTGTGACCCGGTACTCAACATCGGTAATGGCCTCGCGCCGCTTGGTGATTTCACCCAGAATATGACCGTCTTTTTCACAGATCGCGGTAAAAAGCTCTGCCTGGCGGCGCATGTCGCCGGCATCCGCCTCGCGAAACACGGTGGCCAGGGTCAGCGGCGTCAGCCCCTCGGCGATGTATTCGCGGGACGAATACGCCCGAGGCGCCGCGCCCAGGGGCCGGCGATCCGGTTTTTTTACGGTTTGAATTTCCCGTCCGAATTGATCATATAAAAGCGCCATTACCAGGCTCCTCGCTTGTGAAATCGACGTTTTGAAACCGTTTTGTACTCCACCGGTCCGGACGTGTTGCCGGCGGCATGAATGGCCAGGGCCAGCGCCCAGAACCGGTCAGAATGGCCGTCAGGGCCGCTGTCGGCCTCAAAACGGATGTTCCCGGCCCCGGTGGTCGTCTTGCGTATCCCCCGCAGATCGCCCCGGATAAAATCGTCATGCGGAATCCGGATGGACTTGTCCTCGAAAGCGGCCCTCACCGGGTAGGCCAGTTCCTCCTTGACCGGCCCGGTAAAGCGGACCGCTTCCACCCGGTAGGTGCCGAACTTCTCCTGGGCCCGCTCAGCGAACTGCATGCCCAGGCCGGTGTTGTCGATGCAGCAGCGACGAATTGCCGGAATGGCCAACAGGTCGTTGTACAAAACCTCTTCCTGCTCGGAAAACGTCCGTCCCTGCATGCAGATCACGGCCCGGGTGAAAAACATGCCGGACACCCGCTCGATCACCCAGAACACTGTCAGGTCGTTGCTGCGGCCGACATCGACGCCAAGGTACAGCTCGGTCATCTGACGGCCGTCCGGGGCATGTCCGGCCCGGGACATTTCCCAGTCTTCATCGGCCCGGTACTCGCATGCCGCGATCATGTCGTATGTCAGGAACGCGCCGGCGTCGTCGGCCGGAACGCACATGTATTCTTGTAAAAACTGTTCTTCCGTGGCGCATCCGGAGCGGATGAAATTAAAATAATCGGCCTCTGTCATGCCCTGCCGTTCGTCGTCTTCGGGCAGATTCTGCTGCAGTTTGAACAAAAATCCCTGGTCCAGGGCGTCTTCCAGGGTGACCCGGTGATGAGAAAACTTCCGGGGGTTGCCGCGATGAACGATGTCTTCTATCAGTTCGTTGAAAAAATTGGCGCTGCCACGGTGCGTGGATACGATTTCAAGCTGCCCGCCCCAGGTGATACCCGGGTACGCGATGGAATACAGTTTTCTCGGGTCCGGATGCAGGGCGAACTCGTCCAGGATGCGCCCGCCCTTTTTGCCGGCCTGGGCGTCCGGGTTGGAGCTCATGGAGTGGATCCGCCGGCCGTTGGCGAACTGCAGGACATACGCGGAAATTTTTTTGTCTTCGTCGATCATGAGCATACCCAGGTCACGGGCGGCCATGTCGTACATGCGGGCAAAACGCTTGCAGTCTTCAAGGAAAATCCGGGCCTGGAGATCGTCACGGGACGACACCCATTGATCGACCCGGGCCTCGGCCGGTGCCGTGCGCTCCACGGCGGCGTCGGCCGTTCCGAAGGAAATGCCGATCTGTCGGCTTTTTTCCATGAGTTTCAGCCGGGAATCATCATCGATCCACCTGGACTGATACGGCAGGAAAAAACGGTCCGGATCAGACGGAATATTTTTAGCATTCCCTGGATGGTTCATAACTTGAGCTGTTCCCGTATTTCTTTGAGCTGTTGACTGGTCAACGTCTTTTTCTGGTTATCGTCCGGGCCGATATATTTTGATTTTAATTTGTCGATCAGCTCCAGGCACTGCTGGATTTGCTTCACGCCCGCCAGGTCTATTTTCCCACCGGCCATTCTGGCGATACGATGCTGCATGGCCAGTTCAAGTTTGGCTATGGCGTCTTGTGGCGTTTCGATATTGATATCCGCCGGTATGAGTTCGGGGCTTTGAACATCGTTTAATTTTGCGGCCGAAGCAGCCACCTGTTCCATCCTGGCGGCGGCATAAACGTCCTGTGGATCCAAAGATTTCATGGCTTGAGATATCAGCTTGCTTCGAAGCAGCACGGTATCCCGCTTGATCCGGGACAAAGATTCCCGATGCTCTCGTTTACGCTCCATCCACTTGCCCTGTTTTCCCCATCGTTTCAGTTGAGATATCGATACGCCCGTTTTTTCCGCGATCTGGTCATATGTCAGCCCATCGGTAATATACATATCTTCGGCAGCGCATCTGGTTTCCCACGGAATTTCAACACCCATTAATCCACCCCCAGGGCCTTTTTAATTGCAGCGATTTCGGCCATTACGGCGCCGTAATCGATCAGATATGTCGCCATCTCGATCGACAGTTGCATTATTTTTTCACCGTTCATGTCTTTGGGATCGGCAAACGGGTCAAGCAAATCGCGCAACTGATCACGTCTTAGATCGATCTTTATTTTAAGTTGGTGACGTTCATCATCCTTTTCCGCCAGCCTCCCCCGAAACTTGGTTCTTTCCGTATCAGCCACGATTCGGCCCTTTCTCCCGCACCAACGGGCAAAACATATTGTGTTTTATTTGGTCTACCAGGCTGGTCAGGGCCTGGGTATTGAGTCTGATGATGGTGGCCAGTTCCCCGGCAAGTGATTCGTATTTTTCAACCAGCCGGACATTGGTCTTGTACATGGTTTCAAGCTCGTGCATGTCATCCCTGTATTGCTTCAAAACCTTGTTCATTTCCGTCTGGTGACTCTCAATGATATGGCTGATCCGCCGCTGGTCGACGTACCATAGAATCAACACCAGCCCGGGCAGCCCCAGGACATTTACAATACCGATGATGTAAACCAGCGGCAGCTCAGTCAGAAATTGCATGTCACCTCCGTGTTATTCGCCGGCGCATTCCGGACAGATAATCCTGTCGACGACATTGAAAATCATGTTATCGATCTGGCTTCCGGTTTTTTCGACCATCTCTTTGAGCTGCGGCCGTACATACGGATACAGCATTTTCAGGATGGCCATGATCTGCAGCGCCGTTTCGACATTCTGGGTGTTTTTTTCGTTCATTGCTGTCCTCCTTGTTTGACGGGATACACGATTTTGATTTGTCCACCGGAATCAGGTACCCGGCAATCAATGTGCAGGTGCGGCACTTCGGCCTCGATGCAGGTGATCAGCCCGGAGGCGACTTTACCGGCCATGATATCGATCCGGATCTCTTCGGCGGTCACATCGCGCGGGGTGATATCCTCGGCCCGGCCGAACTTGTGCTGGGATAACAATGCGCCGATCGGGCAGTCCGCCGGCCGGAATCCCCGGTAATTATCATAACCGCACCAGTACCAGGTGTTGATATAACATGGTCCGTATCGCCTTCGGATCAGGTCTCCGGCCAAAAGAATACGGTCATCGAACAGGTACCAGAGGATATCCGAACCGTGGTACAGTTCGAAAATCTCGCGCGGAACAAGTTCAAAAAGCTGAAAGTAAGTCGGCTTATACATGGCCGGACCCTTTTTTGACGGGGTGTGACAGGGCCGGCAGGCGGTGGCTTTCCGTCCCCGTCACCCCATTCCAGGAACAAACCAGCTAAGGTTTATGGGGTGATTATAAAAAAGAGGTGTGCGAGAAATGGTAAAACTTATATAAAAAAAGCCCCTGATGTATTCTCAGAGGCTTAATAAAAGATTTGATCACAGAAAAAACTGCCTTTATTCTACTAAATAACCGCTCCTAATCCCTTCGTTGATAACTACCCCATTATCCAGCCTGATCGGGAACAGCGTTGATGCAGATCTGATCATGCTGTACGTTGTTCTTTTTGAACACCCCATTTTTTCTGATAACGTATCA